AGATCTCCACATACTCAGCCCGGACTGTGGTGTCACTGGATTCCCACAGCAAATGGGAAAGCGATTGAGTGGGATGAAGGGGAGAAGTTTTACGAGTGGCATCTATGGCTACAGTACATAGTTAAAAACTTTATGGAGCCGTGGGGCTACACATTAGAAGGCGAAATGACTTGGACAGGCGAGGAGCCGGATGACCGGGGCCACATACACGTCTTAGATAACATGATTGATGTTGTCGAAGATGTGATTAGTTCGCCACGCCCCCATTGGGAGCCAGTACATACAGCCAGTACCGGAGGGTTAGGCCCGTTGCCGAAAGGTATGGAACATCCGACACCCAAAGCTGATTATTCTCTGTCAGACGACATTGATTGGCCAGAGTTTGGCCGATTAGTTGGTGATGTCTGATTGTTTCAGATGGTCTAACAATACCGGCACAGGTACACGCATCTTTAGTGACAGCGTGCACAAGTAACAGTGCATTGCTGTCATTTCAGATGTGTTGTACTCGGCAATGCGACAGGCGATGGGGCGATCTTCATAGATCGAGCATAGGTTATCGTCTGTCAGGTAATGACACGCCTCTACTTCGTTAGTCTCTAGGTTGATGCGCTTGCAACAAGCGCCGTTGCATTCACAACCTACATCTTCAGATGTTCCCACGCCTCGTTGTACCCCGCCCATTTCGATTCCGTCAATAGATTTAACGACAGCTTGCGCCTTACGCTCGCGAATAGATCATCCGATGGGATGATGAACGTGATGTTGTGCGGGATGATGTACGCTACAAGCACATCGAAATCGTCTGCGCTGTAATCAACCTTCCCCGAAAGCCCCTTCGTTATTGTAAACCCCCAATAGTCTGTAAGATCTGAGTTACGTTTAGACATATCGCGTTTCGTAGACGCCTTTACTTGTACGCGCTTGGTGACGCCATTGTATTCTGTGATGGCATCGTACGCACAGTTGTCTCCGAACGGAGTGCAAACGACAATGCCTCTTTCAAGAGCATTGGCACAGAAGCGAAGCTCTCCTAACTCCCCGATGCTTTTCTCGGCGAGCGCCATGTCTGGAGCTTGTCCCACAACTTACGGTCAATATCAGAAAAAGCTCCCGTCTGAGATGCCCATGTTGCAAAGGCATCTATGGCGTCTGATTTAGTCTTGGCGTTTAAGAGTCGGGCCTGCAGTTCAGGTGCACTCATCATCTGCGGCTTCGGTTTCGGTAACGCCATCGAAATATATTTCTCCATCTCGCCAGAGATTGGCTCTGGGAGGACATCGTATGGGAAGAGTGGGTGTCTCATCTGAGTTACCCAGTTTAGGGGTGGCTAACCCCTAATACTTTATATTCCCCGAACGCTTACCCCTGCCTAACCCCAAGGGGAAGCTACCGCTACGGCCAGTGGCATAGCCCGCTATGTCTGACCTTATGTTGCGCTCATCTTCGAGCGGTTTTCTAACGTCGTAAACACCCGCCGGAATTACTGGCTCGCGTGGTATGTTTTGACCACGGTACTCCATCATTGATGGGTCTGGATTCCACTCTGGGAAGTTACCCATCTGACCACCACTGTCACCGCCGGGGTAATTTCTGTGGCGCAATCTGTCATTGTGATCCAGTGCCTGTTGAAAACGGATATTGTCCGGTATCCTTATGCCAAGTGGGTTGTCGGCGGAACCACTAAAAGTTTTCTTTGTATTACCCCACGCATCTCCCCACTTACCACCTAGTTCTGTTCTACTATTATTAAGCATGTCCATTGCTCCTACAGTAGCGACACCCACCCCGAATACTAGCTTACCCCACCCTTCCTTTACTGACTTTACTATTGGTTGCTTGTACTCAGAGACTAGGCCAGACCCGACTTCGTATACTGACTGGACGGCCTTACCAACTTCTCCCAGCGCATCTTTGCTGGTGTTGTGTAGATTATAAAGCGTCTGACCCCAGCCCTGACCAAAAGTTCCGGGCGTACCTGTGCTCTCGTCTGGTGGGGCACTGCCGTATCCTGCCATAATAAATTATATTATCCTTATATAAGAAATATTATCATCCCTTTCCTCTAAGATACATCGTCGTCTGACATGCTCTATTAGCATAAACTGTTCAGCATCTGTTGGAAGTGTTCCCATCGTCTGATAGATGCAGGTGTTTCAGGAGCCATTCAGGGGGCCACGAATCCCTTAGATCCCTTAGACGGTTCAACTGGTGGCTCAACTGGTGGCTCGTCTGATGAGCCTCCAATGTTTTTATCCCTAACCACCGATAACTCGCGATAGCATGTTGCGGATCGCAAGATTGATTCGATCTTTTTAACAGATCTTCTTGGGATTTTGTTAATCCCACCCCAACTGTCTGGCGGTAAGTGGGTGTCGGCCAGTACAATCCAGTGCTTTGTTTTATCGACAAGTAATCCATACGTGTACATTATCCATACTGGTTCTTTAGGATCATACTCAGACCACCCTGACTGTTGATCTGCATCTACCCACTCGACGCATACCAATGGGTGTTTCTCTTTGCACTTCTCCATTAGTAATCAAACATGGTTTCCATGAATCGCATCTTGAGGAAATCAAAAGCCGCGATTGTTTTGTAGCTTTCCTTAGCACAGCCAGAGGACCAGCAAGATGCGGTGCTTCCATCCTGATTGATAACGACAACAGCAACTCCTTTAATCTCCCCATCTTTAATCTGCTCCCTGAGATCGTCGATCATACAAAGTGCTGACCCGGCGACCTGTTCGTTTTGGTTCAAAATCCTTCCTACTACTTTGTCGCCCGTGTCCACTAACTTCAATGACCGCATCTTCCTTGTTCTCCGAGTAGTCCACGTCCCTTTGTAGATAGTAACGATACAGGTTCAGCAGGTCGTCCAATCGAAGAACACATAGAGATTCTCCGGTCGTCTGATGGTTCTTGCGGTTAATAACAACAGGAATATCTGGGCAGCCAGTGGCTGCTTTGTTTCTTTCGGCCTGTCTGATGGCGTCATGGAAGTTCAGACGCTCGACCCGCTTGGCCTCTATAAACATACCGGGGACACCGAGTAGATCCGCGCCGCCACTGGCAAAGACTGACCCGCCGCCAGACAATGGTGCACGTACTGCATTAGTACCTACTGATTCGTTGATATAGGTGGCCAGTTCTCGCTCGAAGCGATCCCCTTTAGCCTTAGATCCGCGAGCTGTTAGTCTAGCCACGGGTCGTAGCTGTCGTGGGATTTACACTTGTCGCAGATATACTGCCACTTGGGGCGGGGGCGGATGGATTTACAACGCATACAAGGACGCGCCCATTTCTGGTTCGCCTTACTTGCTCTACTGACCTGATACTTAGCGCCTGCGAAATCTTGTAATCCTTCTCTTACTAATATTCTCTTCAGGGTATCAGTACATACGCCGATCTTGTCGGCTAACTCTGGGTAGCGGTAATTTTTATGGTTATCTCGCAACCACTGCATATCATGGTCTGTAACCATGATCTTCTTGGGCATCTTGGGCGCGAATAATACCAGAAAATACAGGGGAAAGCACCCAAGGTTGACTGGTGGCCAGTGTTCGGGCAAAATCGAAAAGCCGTTAGGAGCTACAGCAGGGAGCAGTACCTGTGTTCCGACTCCCCTTTGGGGTCGCCGGAACGATCTACAGTTAAACAGATGTAACAGTTACACGGCTTTTCGAGCCTTCAAATCGGAGGGAGCATGAGTAAATTCTTATCTTGGTTTGCCAGTTGGCCGGGAATAGTAGGTTCTTGGCTTGGTGTGGTTATTCTTATTGTCATTCTTATTCTTCTTGAGGGGTGCTCTATGCACACCAGAGTTGGGCAAGATGGCTTTCTATTATCAGTAAACTTTGAGGACAAGCAATGAAGTATCTTCTGTTTATGTGTCTTGGGGTGATGTTTCTTGGCGGGTGTGTTGAAGTGGGTGACTCAACATCTGGTGTCGATGTATGCACTGGAGATACTACTGAGTGTGGTGACAACCACGATGAATCCACCGTCGATAACTCATCGGAGACAAGTTAATGGCGTCTACTATGGGGTGGACTAAAAAGTGTCGGAAATGTGGGAGAGACAGACATACCTCTGCCTTTGGACGACAAAAGACAATGCCGGGGCAGATGCCTATCTGTATAAGTTGTGCCTCTGTAGCTGTCAGGAAAAAGAAAGAGGTAGAAGCAAGGCGGGAAACATACACAACATCATAGGAGAATCTTATGACAAGCTACGATGAACCAAATGTACTGAAGAGAATAGTAACAAGTAAGAAGTTCTATCTGGGAGTAGTAATCGGAGCGGTTATTATGTTCGCTCTAACAAGGGGTGGCATTTAGTGTGGCAGTTATGTACACCCGCAGGATGTCTTTCTGCCACTCGTTAGCTGATCTGTACGAGTAACGACAGTCTTCCCGCAGTCACAACGACACAGCCAGTATCTCTTTCCACGCTTGGCCCCAACTGATTTTGGGGCCGAGCATCTTCTCACAATACTGAGGTTCCCATACCTTGCGCCACGTGCAAAGTCTGCATGGGCTAGTCTCAACTGATCCACTCCTTCACTGCCTTCATGGGTTTGTGCAAAGTTTGTGCAATTTCTGCAGGCACCATCCCCTGAGACGCTAACGCCTGAGCCTTCTGTCTTGGGCTACGACTGCCGACTACGATTCGGCTACCATCTTGGTGGTTCACAGCAAAACCAACCCATTGCCCCCACTCATGGTGTTCCGTCCACTCACGGACCTTACGGTAGCGCAGTTCCAATACCATCTGCAAATCAAATCCTTCCGGCAATGATCTAGCCATAGCAGGGAATACAGGACTGGTATATGAAGAGTCCCAGATCCCTGCGTTTTGCTTGGCAGTTGCTTCATCTTCGTATACTTGGGCAACTCTTATCTGTGTGTCTAGTATAGCCAGTTGTCCGGTTGATCCGGCTTCCCGACCTAGTCCAGATTCACCCGGCTTATTGCTATGGTGCACAGAGATTACGGCCAGTCCCATATCCCTCAAGCGAAGCAACACTCGATTAACGTATGACCATCCCTCTGCGCTGTTCTCTTCCAACCCTACGAAGGCCGAGCGATTGGTGTCAACAACGACAATTTCTGGATTGGCTGTTCTTATTACAGAATCTAGCCTGTTCAACCCCTCTCTCTTCTTGAGATCCATGTCTTCATCAGAGAACGGTGCCCATACTTGATAGGTGTTGTTGCTAGAACCATACATACTCTGCAATATCTGTAGCCTAGACCCAATAGTTCCACGGCCCATTTCAAAATCCAGATACAACACTCTAGCTCTGCGCCCTAGGAAGAAGGGGCCGAACCGATCTTGTCCCGTGGATACTGCGTATAGAACGTGTTGAAGAAACATACTTTTACCAGAGCCAGAGTAACCGTGGACTTGGGTGATGGATTCCGGCCACAACCACGGCTCAACTATATAGGCTCGGCTAGATGCTTCCGCGATAAGGCGTGACGCATCTATCTCTGACAATAGAGTTACGTCAGAGCTTGGGGGTGCCGTAGTCTCGTGCTTCTCTAATCTCTCCGGGTGATTCCTACGTTCTGCCGACTCCATACTGGCAACCGTAGCAAGGAACTCCGCTTCCGGCAGGGGGTCTTCAAAGAATTCCCGCATGAATGATCGACCCTTGGCCCGAAGTTCGTCCCCCCAAAAGCCACGCAAAATAGAGTCGCTGATGTGTCGCATGACACGGTCGTTCCTAGCGTTACCCTGTCCCGATGGTATTTTTAGAGTGCTTGGGAAGCTCTCTCGGACATAGTCATGTGTCTTATCCCACTCAGGTATGTGGTTCTTGGCCGAAATGTCAGACAGGTCTAAGGAAGATAGATCGAACTCTTCCCCAGTAGCGATGTCTATAACGGTGGAGGCGGTGGTGGAGGAGGTGGCGGGGGTGGGGTTTTGAGGATCTTTCCAGATCGACATGTCGTCTGAGTCAATGCCAGACGGGATGTCCCACGTGTAACCCTTAGAGGGCGGTAATAATGCGTAACCGCCGTCACCCCTGAAGTCTAAGCCATTTATCTTTGGCCAGTTTATTCCGTCTGCGTTACTTCCAACTCGATTACCACGGATCTTCTCATCTCTGGGGTGCTCGAAGTAGAGATGACACCCTTCTTTGCCACGCTGTGTGCGGGATTTAATCAGCGTACGAAGGCCAAGGCGTTCCGCTTCTTCTTGTGCTTCTATAGTGTCACAATCGACTATATATATGCCGGAGATCTTACCAGTTACTAGGGCTATCCCTGTATCTGGCCACATCTCAAACCATTTCTCTACTTCTTCTGGCGTGGGCGCTCTGTTCTGAAACTCTTTCCACTTGATGTGTGGTATCTTTTTGCCCTGACCAGAGACGCGGACGGGGATGATGGACCATCCCCGCTCAAGATATTCAAGTGCTGAATCTAGTGTTTCAATGGAGGTTTCTGGTTCCGTCTTGCTCGTCATTGCCATAGTCTTCCTCGAAATAATCGTCAAAGTTTAAGTGTGGGTAGTGGAATTTCAATGCTTCGAGCATCCGACTTGATATATATCGGTGCCTAATCCACCTGTACGGAGCTGTTCGAGGGGTGCCAATGAGAGCCGAGATGGTGGCGGCTCCCCCCATATCTGCCACCAGTCGCGCAACATTAAAAATCTTTTTCTTCATATCTTGTTCGGTATATGATACACTGCTGCAAGTAAAATGTCATCCACAATATGGTTTGGAGGGAAGCCATGCACGACGAAGAAGACTGGGGTTATTTGGAGCGGCCAGAAGCGGCCTCGGTAAAACCCCCAGAACCAGCACCAACGACATTGGCAGATCCGGTTGCTAAATTAGCACACGAAAGAATCAACGTAGCCACGGGGATCAAGGTAGCAACCGAAAGACTAGAAGAGATAGACCGCCAATTAGTAGAAGAGTTCCCCACAGATATAGGGGAATACATACAAGAGTACGATGGGTATCTAGTTACTCTCAAGCGGGGCGATAGGTGGGCGTGGGATACAAGAATTCTACGTGATATGTATGGCGTTGAGCCACCCGCGTTTATCAAGAAAACCTATACGATTTCAAGGACGGCGTATGAGAAGCTCGATAAGGAAGCGAAAGACGATTTGAAAGCCGCGTTGTCCGTCACCAGAGCCGGGGCAAAAGTCTCGGTTCAAAAAATGTAGGAGCATACATGTTCAAACCGAAGCAAGCGAATGACGGCAGTGTAGCGTCAGCATCAAAAACATTACTTATATCCCATCATGGGTTCGGCAAGACATATCAGTGTAGATATTTGCAGGAATCTCTCGGCCCCGGATTTATCATAAGTGGTGAGGCGGGTCTTAAATCAATCGAAGATTGTGGGATTGATTACCTTGATTTCTCCACTTGGGACGGAGAGAGGGGTAATCCGCATGACCCGGAAAATGGTGTGTACTCATTTAAGGGTATTATCAAGATGATCAACACCCCGGAATTCAAGAAGCACAAATACAAGTGGCTTTGTATAGATAGCCTGACTGAGTTATCGGACAGGTGTATGGCTTGGGCCGAAGAAGAATTCGGGAGCAACGGGTTTGAGAAGTACGGGGCACACAGCACACAAATAATTGGGGCAATGAAGTATGTCCGAGATTTGCCGATGCACATTTATGTGACTGCACTTGCCGCAGAAGAGCAAGATGATAATGATCAGACACATTACTGGCCACTGTTGAAGTCAAAGAAGGTGGCTAAACAAGTCCCCGCCCTGTTTGATCACGTGCTGTGTGGTATCCGTAGAACATCCGGTGATCCCCCACAAGTACAGGTAGAACGCTTTATAATTACCGAAGAAGTAAAGGGGTGGCATGGTAAGGTCCGAGATCCTCGGAATAGATTACGGCCAGTAGAGCGGTGCGATAACATCATGTCTCTGTTTGATCGGATGGCTATGCCTGATGACGAATACGAGAAATGGGTTGAAACGGCAAAGCGCAAAGTCGTCGAAGCGCAAAAACGCAAACATAAACAGGAGAAAGCGGCATGAGTGAGTGGACATCGTTTGCAGATTTGAATCTTACGGATGTAGATGTACGTGGTGGTAGTGCTATTCTGGAACCCGGTAACTATAGTTGCCAGTTGACGAACGCTGAGATCGTGAAGACGAAAAGCGGTAAGGGCAGGCAACTGAAGGTCGAGTTCAGAGATGAGAGCGGTGGCGGTTCGATAACTGACTGGCTTAATATCCAGAACGAAAGTGACATCGCCCAGAAAATTGGCCGAGAGAAACTCAAGGCCATCTTAGAATTTGGTGGGCACGAAAACCCCAACAAGCCGGGAGACATTACATCCTTGGCTGGATTACGTGTTGGTGTTGCTGTTGGTATGAGTAAGGAACGCAAAGATCCAAGAACTGGAACAGTTTACGGGCCTAAGCGAGAAGTTAAGCAGTATTTCAAGGCGAACGGTGCGATACCTCCTACGTCATCTGGCGTCTCCTCCTCGCCTGATGATGATTCGCATCTATTCAATGACGAATTAAATTTCGCCTAAACCACGGGGGCGGTTCGCCGCCCCCATTTTTTTATGCCTATAGAAAAAATCATAGAGAAAATAGATCTGATTGAGGCGCGGAAATCCGCGCCTCGTCAGTATATAGGGGCTTCAATTGTTGGGACCGACTGTGAAGCCTACTTAGCGTACTCGCTTCGCGGATACCCGGAAGATACTATACGCCCCAAGACCCTCAGAATTTTTGCTCTCGGCCACAAGATTGAAGACCTTGTAATCAAAGATCTCAAAGCGTCAGGGCTAGATGTACTAGAGAAAGATCATTTAACTGGCCGCCAGTACGAATTAACAGATCGCGGTGGTCATTTGCGAGCACACACAGATGGTCAGGTTGTGCTTGATGACGAGCTTTATTTGTTAGAAGTTAAGTCCATGAATGATCGCAACTGGAAAAGTTTTAAGAAGAATGGTGTGGCCAAGAGCCACCCTAAATACGTGGCCCAATGTCAGATGATGATGGGCCTAGGTGGTTTTGAGACGGCGTTCTTTATTGCTTACAACAAGAACACATCTGAATACCACGTTGAATTTATTAAGTTCGATGAATTCTTTTACGCAAATCTACAACACAAAGTAGACATAGTGATGCGTAACCAAGCTAGGAAAATATCAGATAACCCAGACGACTGGCGTTGCAAGATGTGTTTCCGCAGAAATGTTTGCTGGAACCCGTCTGATATTCCTAAATCATGTGTCACTTGTGAAAACTCCGTGCCTGTGGATAAGCCTAACAGTCATAAAAAGTGGTGGTGTTTGGCGCACGATGTTCCAGCAGAAGAAACTTGTTCTGAGTATGCGCCGTACTACCCATTGGAGAAAGAATAATGTTCTCAAAAACAGATAAGAAAGAAGACGTGCAGAACTATATAGACGACTGGAATGAATCTATCATTGCCAGACGAAACAAACGGAAAGAGTTATCGGTCTTACGTGTAGAGATTGATAGTGTTATGGCCAGAATACAATGGCTTGCAAACGGGAAACACGATGATCAGGTCCAGAAGGCAAGAGACAAGATCAGACACTTGCTGAGAAATAGAAGCGAGACCGAGCAGGAGCTAGAAGATCTGGATGCAGAAGTATTGCTGAAAGAGCCGAGCGCACGGGAAGCGTGGGGATTTAAGATGAAGCATGTCATTTGATCAGGAAGAATACGACCGTGATCAAATGCGTATAAGGCACCATGCCGCTAGGTTTGCACGTAAACATAGATACGAGAGAACTCCCAAGCTAGGCGTAACTTGGCCTCAATGGTTTAGAGATAAGTTTGGTATGACGCTCTACGAATACGAGGAGTGGTTAAAGGATCATAACCAGAAGTTAGCAGACCTCGCCCAAAAGAATACAGTTAGCCCAGAAGACAAGGACAAGGGGGATAGCGAGAATCAGAACGATCATTAAAGCGGCAAAGCCGAAATCGTTTTTATCTTCGTTGTCTTTCTTACCAGCTATTTGACCAAGAACTTCCCCAACCACTAGACGAGCCACCGCTCTTCTTGGTTGGTTGTCCAGCTATCATATCTGTTATGCCTTCTCTGAAGGCTCTTACGCCACCCAAGACGGGTATGCGAGCGGCTACTTCCCGAACTCCAGCGCGTCTTTCTCCGGTGGTTTCATCACCAACTAACGTAGAATGTAGTCCTTGGAAGGCTGTACCGAAGCCAATCAGATGTCCGAATGACGGCCCCATAACCATAGACATCATTCGATTCAATCCGTAAGCACCGTTATCAGCGTTAGCGGCGGCACTGTGCATCAGTTCACCGACAAGGGATAGACCCCCAAGATGACCAAAGCCTTCAACGTAATGACCTAGCCATGCGTCTCGGTCTGGGTGAAGATCGGGGTTGTATCCAAGGAGGTCAGCAATTTCGTCTATCGTAATGTCATCGACGCCTAGATGTTCGAGGTTCTTTGACAGCCTACGATCTCTCAGGGCCGAGCTTCTCTGGTCTTCGCCGCCACGCATTTGCGCGTAGTCCTTTGAAGCCAGTGAGCCTGCACCAAACCACGGAGCTATTGCTAAGAAGTAGAGTAACGGAGTTACATTACGGGCACCATCTTTTTTAGAAAATGCTTCTTGTATGATGCCTCTGGTTTCATTGCGGCCACCGACCATGCGACCCATCATCATGGGGAACGACTTGAGCTGGAACATCATTGCCCCTATTGGTGTCTGCGCCCATAGTGGTATGTCATTTGGATTCGGTGTGTATATAGACTGGTTGGAGAATTTGATCAAGCCCATCTTTAGTGCATCATCTTTGCCAATGTCTGCAGGCGTGTCTAGCTGATACGCGCCGTCACGGGTGAGATGATCCAAGCCGTAAGACTTGAGAATCCTAAATGCTTTTTTACCTAGGCGGTGTTCCTTACCGTATTGCCAGTAGTTCTTTTGTTCTGCCTTCAGCCAGTTAAATCCTATCAGACCAGCCCACTCACGTTGCATCTGAGTCCACGGGGTAAGCATCGTAGCATTAAAGAACGACGTGGCTAATTTAGATCCGTCTACTCCATACTGGTGTACCAGACGTTCATGCACGAGGTTTTCTATAGCGATACCAGACTCTCGTATCATGTCTCGGTAGTTTGGATTCTTGGCCCAGTCCCTTATCCCTCGATACCATGCCTTCATACTGCCTGATCTAATCATCGGCAATACTGGGTCAGTGGTAGATGTTAAAGCTGTCCAGCCTAGTAGTGTTACTGCTGTAAAGTTACGGGCGGCTTTAGAGAATTTGTGCTGCGACTCAAAGAACCGACTGCCACCATCAACTGGCTTTCTTTGGAGAGCATTGAAGGTGCCTTCCATGTGATCAAGCTCGCCTGCGTGTATAACGGCATCATCGTTTACAATGCGTACCCCTTCAGATATTGCCTCGGCTCGTTTGCTCCATTCTGGATTAGGTTCTTCTACTAGGTCTTCTAAGTATCTCCTTGCCGCCAGTTTCCCGCGATCACGATACAGTCTCAGAACTTCTGCTGCTGCAGCTTCTGCTTCTTGTCTGCGGTCAGACGAGTATGGAGCTTTGATAATTCTGTGCTTGAAGTTGGCGTGTTCGATGACGCCTTCTCCGCCGATCCTTCCCTTGATTGGCCTGAGTTTTATAGAGTCAGACGATAGAAGATCTGCTATACCGCTCTCCCCTTCCTGAATTACTTTTTTGTAGGCGTAGAACCCGTGGTTTTTCACGCCAAATTTGTTGTGGAACACCATTCGTGATGTCGTACCATCAAGGTATTTAACTAGGACATCTCTCAGGTTGCTCTCAAGAAACGGCTCCAGCGCTTCAAGCATTTCAGGATACTGGTCAAGACGAATCAATCTCTGGTAATCAATATGGTCAGTAACTTTATCTCTGCTGCCTCCACCAACTGGGGGTAGATTGATGCCATCTTCTGATAGAAGGTTCTCTATCATGCCGTCTGCACGAATAACGGCATTGCCCATATCCATCTTCTCCCCACGATCATTTGCTTCGTGCACAAAATACTGGGCCATTCTCGTTTTGAAAGAGTCCATGTTTGCCTGGATCTTCTCAACACTCCAAATTTGGGGAAAATAGTTTTCTATCTTTCCGGTTATGATCCCGGCCTTCTCCATTTCCCGTATCTCATTGGCAAACATCGCCCTTATATCCGCGAGCGTTGCTTGGCCTTCGGCGGATAATTTTTTCTCGTAAGAGTTTCCCGGTGCTCGACGAAGTGCTCTAGTTATGTTCTCTTCTGCTGCAGACATATTCCTAGATAGCGGATTTGAACGGGACATCCATCGTGCCATAGCTCCTTTCGAGCCGTGGCCAGACGAGATCTTATTCAAACTTTTAATGATCGGCATAATCTTGCCAGCCAAAGATACGTGGTGCGTCTCGTAAAACCCATGACCGTCTATTGGGGATACCCAATCGGCAAACCAGTCTGCGCCCCATGCTCTCATACGAGCAGAGTTAGTTCTTAGCTGGAGCATTGGGCTGAACTTCCTTACTTCTCTGAGGTCGGTATCAGTAGCCTTCTTACCCTTGAGCATGTTACGCATTGCATCAACCGTACGCGGAGGAACGCCGCCTTCTTCAAGGACTGTGCCCATTGGAGCAAAGTTAGCACCCTTGTTGCCAGCTCTTGCGTTAGCAATATGCGCTGACATCAGTACCCCGTTGGGAGATACGCCATCAACGACATCGCCACGTGGTCGAAGAACGCTCTGACTAAAGTGATCAGACGATGGGTCAAACTCTTTTGCGGTAATTGCCTTTACTTGATTCTTGTTCCAAACTAATGCCCCATCAAAGTGTTTTGGTAGACCGTCTTCTTCTGAGATACCATGAGTAAACATCATCCCGTCAAAATCCATCTCATCTTCTAGGAACTGTGCCAGTCTTTGTTTAGCGTTGGGAGTCCCTAAAGAATTTTCGTTTGCCGCGAATGCCTTGACTAATGCTTTATATGTAGCAACCCCGTCTTTCGGTTCTGATAATTGGGAGTTCAACATACGAAGAGCATGGCTATCTAATGCTCCCGATGCTCCGCCTATTTTATTTATCTCCAGTATCAGTGGACTCGCGCTGTCATACGAAATATTTGTTCTAAAGTCTGCTGGGTTATTTAATCTAATAACCATAGGGATAACATGCGGCTCATCACCGATACCGTTTTCTTGTAGTACCTGTGTTGCAAATCTTTCTACATCTCTAGCATTTCGTATATTAGATGTGTACTGAGCTATACGCACAGCTTCTTCATCAGCAGGCTCGAACCTAGTTTCAATCCAAGGATGTCCTTCTGAATATTCCCCACGCTTAACTTCTCTTATCCAAGTGTTGTTCAGCTTGATCATCCGTCTGGATTCAAGCATATCCATTGAAACACCCAGAAGTTCAGCGCCTTGCTCTTCTGTTAATGTTCCCCGCTTGATCGCATCGGAAATTCTAAACTCGTAGCTTCTCGGTGACGCAGATCCTGTGGAATATATAGCGGCAGCTTTTCTAGCATTAGGCCCACTAGCTACATAAAAGCCGGGGCCGTATTGTGCATCTGCTGCTGAAAGATGTACTGTGAAATCCGGGTTTGCCTCTATAGATCCGCTTGCAGTGCCGTGCCAGTGGATTAAAGGAGCGCCGCCTCTAGATCTTCCTATGCCACGACCGATGAACGACATCATCGCGTCGAATCTATCTGGGTGCATGGACTCTAAAAGCTGTCCTACATAATCAACGGAATACTCAGATGGTATTGCAGTACGCCTACCAATTACATCTAGTAGTGGGTGCTGTCCGCCTACTCTGAGTGGCATGAACATGTCACCATACGCATCTAACATGGTGAATTGTTCTTTCATTGCCGCGTTCTTTAATTCACCATTAAACAAATAGGCGAGTCCTTCTATTACTCTGTCTTGTATATTTATTAAACCGGGGTCAGCAATCTCTGATCCTTTGTTATCAAGTAGCGCATAAGTATCCGAAGCAAGCCAATGAATTGCCGCGTCTTCTTGCTCTTCTGGGTACGATCTAAGGTCTGCAATGCGTCCAACATTCTTGTAGTACATTCTCTTGGCACCCTGATCAAATTCCTTGCCAAATGGTTTGTACTCACGCATTAGTGATGACATGTCATCTTTAGATAAGATGCCAGATCTGATAATCATACTTACACCAGATTGAATTGCGTCAGGTTCTCCACTATCTAACATCTCTGAGAGTTCCCTTACGGTTCGTCTTAAATGTTTGAACTCTGGATCATTGTAATCGCTGAATACTGAATCAGGGTGGTGTGGTCTTGGACTTTCCCTGAACCCGCTTATCGCATCACCACGCCCCAGACGATAGATGTCTCCAATGGTTACAAGATTCTCATGTTCAGCTCCCGGCTGAGTTCGTCCAGCCAGAGCAAGCAGACGATACATCATACGTCTCTCTGATAATTGCCGCTCTGGGTTACGGTTGCTTACATGAGATAGTATTTCTCTGACATTAGCCCTAGCATTTGCTGGGATGCCATCATCTGCTTCATCGCCAATGGTGTCAGCAACTTCTCTTCGGATCAGATCTATAACAACTTTGCTCCGAACAGCATTTACCTTCTTGTCAGGGTTGTTCTTGTTGAAAGCACGTCGACTGTATTCGTACAGATATTGATCCATCATTTTCTTATCGCCAGCTCGCCAAGAATCGCGAGCATTGGATAGCAATGACTTCGTAGAGGTGTTGAATACTTCGTCTGATACTTCTACAGCTCTAGCAGGCAATGGCATTGCCTTGACCCTGGCAGAGTATTCGTTTGCAATTTGTTTACCGTACTTGCCGGTATTATTTTCTCCCCAAAGTCTAAGCAAGTCTTCGTCTGACAGTTTTTTAAGACTGACATTAGGAGCTGGTGCTTCTCCGGGTGATTCAACACGCTGTGCTTTAGCTATTTTTTCTAGGTCTTGTTCTACCCGTGCCTTCCGCCTGTCCTGCTGCTTCTTGGCGGCTGCATACATCTTTCCCTTATTACTGCGACTAGCTCCGGGGGCGCGAAATTCTCCAGCGCTATTTCGATAGGCGTATTTCTTAACAGATTCCGGCATATTATCTGGCCGGTAATGTTCGCCTTCAGCATTGTAAAATGCCTTAGCCAAACGTCGTCTGATGTCTTCGACTACCTCATTAATAGATCTCTCACCTTCCGGTGCTTCTGTCATCAGACGTTTAACAAGGTTAGCCCGTCTCTCAAATTCTGCTGAATCTGGGGCGATGTCCGCGATAACTTCCCTAGATCTCTCAAGGTCTAATCCCTCTGGAATCTTCAATGCTTCTTTTAATTTCCGAGAAGCCCCGACAATCTCCATTTTTATTTTTGAGACTGCGTTCAATGGGTTCTTGCCCATGTGCCCACCACCAATAGACCATAAGTAGTGCATAAGATCTGCAGGCGAGTTAAGTTGTTCAAGCATGTCTTCGCCAACTAAGGTGGCGTTGACCCTGTCCATAATATCGTCAAGCGCCCATGCTCTATTTAGAACAGCTTGGCCAGTTTTAGTTCCAGCCCTAGTTGTTGGGCCACGCTCTGCTGCTGCTCTAGCTTCGTTTGCGGGTAAAACTTTCTTGAACAATCTTTCCATGTCCGGGTCAATTCGACGGCCATCCATGTAGCGATCAAATACTGCCTTCATATAGTTGATCATTCGTTTCCAGAAATGATCGTCACCTATCTCATTCCTGTAAACATTTTGTGTTGCCCATCGTTCTAACTGACTGGCAAAAAATTCTCCGGGGGACTCAAGTGCGTTCGACTTAATGGTGTCTCCGTCTATAGTCCTGCCCTTCAAAGCAGTTAGATCAAGGTTCCCAGCTTCGTCATAATACTTACTGAGGATCTGGAGATATTCGATCTTGTCTGCGTCCGTAAGAATGTTGTCCCATGACCAGTGCCCAACTTCATGGATCAATCTGCTTGCATCGGGTTGGAAGCCTTGTCCAATCTCACCAACATGTATCTCGTTGGTATTGTGGCCAAACTCAAATCCTCGTCCGCCTTCAGTAACAATCGGAGCGCGATTAGCAGTTCCACCCGGTGCATGTTTGTATGCTAGAGATACTCGATTCAGTATATCTCTTGCGACTCCCTTAGTTGCCTCGTCTGCCTCTGAGAATATCTCAGTAACCAACCTATCAGTAACTACTTTGACATCCTCGTCTGGTCGTCTAATGCCGTTAGGTGCAACTTGGCGACGGACTTCGAGCATTGTTTCAAGCATCTGAATTCGATCAGCATGATCACCCGCAGTGTTTGCGAATACCCCGGTCTTGGAATTTGGATACCCATGCCCTAGGTCTACTACTAACTGGTCTAAGTTTTTGCCAGTAATAGATAGCTTGCCTTCCTTGAAGGCGGCATCGTCAAAGAATTCCCCGTATGCCTTATGTTTGCTAACAAAGTTAATCTGTTCAAACATATCTGCGAACGGGCCAGTGAATACTCTGCCGCCGCCTTTAGGTCCAATGACAAGCTCAAACGTCTGTCGATTAAAATCGTCCAGTGGTGTATGAGAAGAACCCGCTGTTCCTTCTGGAATTTTTGCTACGGCAGCAGCATCATCCGGTCTATCAGGTACGAACTTCTCGGAGAAACTTGGATCAGATTTGCTAACGCCTCGTGGTATAGAACCAACTATCCAGTCTTCTTCTTTTGACTTACCGAGTAGATCTCTATGCCCCTTGCCCTGATCAATTTGCTTCTGGGAAATGACACGGATATTTTTCTTCTCACTCAGATCACCATCACGTTTGACTATCGCAACTATTCGATCTTGGCCCCTAACACCAGCTTTGACTGGTGGTTCTGGTAAGGCTGCATCTGTGCCATCAAGGGCAAAGTCTTCGTTAATTGCGCGTATGGCATCTTGGAATGCTTGTGGGTTCTGGGTTTCTTGGAACTCAGAGAAGGCTTTATTTATTGCATCGGTATGCTCTTCTGCCGTTCTAGCTACCGCATCGCTTATGACTTCATCACCGTCTTCGTCTACTACTTTCTTGCGGCCAGTGGGTGTGAACTCGTACCCTTCTGGATCGCTTGAGATCATGTGCTCGGCACCATCAGAATCATATAGCGCTCTGTTCATAGCCAGTAGCGCATCTTCTTCTTTCGCTGCCCCAGATCCAGCAGCCTCTACCAGATCGTCATAATACTGATCGTCTGGCTCTCCTAGGGCACGCCTGCGTTCCTTTAATTCCTCTGCTCTTGCGGAAATATCAGAGATTGTCTGATCTCCTTCAGCAAAGTCTTCAGATGCTCTTGCCCGGACCTCTGCTCCGACTTCAGCATCGAGATGATCTAGTTCTCTTTGCCACCCATCCATCTCTTCTGCTTCTGTGCCACGCGCACCACGTTGTTTGACAGCAGCTAATTTCTGAGCAAGTTCTATTCTTCGCCTGTTTCTAGCAGCACTGTGCGCTTCTTGTGCAGTTACTTTAGGGCCGAGATCTACATCGTCTACTGATTTGTGAGCGACGTTAATGTTGTTTCTATTCGAGTACGTCTTCTGTGTGACGGGGTCAAACCATACTTCCTTGCCACGAGAAGCGTATGCTTTCTTCCAGATCCTCTCCCCTTCTTCTTTTAATTCAATGGCTTTATTGGCAGCAGCAGCTCTTTGAGCTTTGGTTCTACCGCTAAACGCTAGGGCTTCTGCTTCAGCCAGAGCATCTTCTCTTTCTCGTCTGGCGTCTACGCTCTCAGCATCAACTCGTTTTGTATCTGCTAGTTCCTCAGATCCAAGTGCTTTATATTTAATTGGTGCTTGTGTGCCGGTTAAATCTGCATACGCCCTGACTTGTAGCTCCCCTTCTATGCTCTCTCCAGTGGTGGGGGCTTCGTCAATATCTTTTGGTTTGAAGGCTCTAGCAAGCTGAGATTTATCACGGGCTTCTCTTGCGATGCGGAAACTTTCAGCGATACGTTCAGCGTCACTAATTTGTTCTTCTGTTCTTTGGCCAAGCGTTCCCTCGACCTTATCGATTGCTCGTTGTGTTGCGCCAGTCTGTCGTTTTCGTGGGCCAATGCGTCCTTCTAAGAAATCTGCTCGCACTTGTCGTTCTAAATTTGGCCGAGCTTTTGCATAGAATCCCTCAAGAGATCCATACATCTCTCTCATGGCGGGATGAGCCATAAGCATCTGGCTCGCATTTTTCTCCATCTCTTTCCAGCGTTTGTTTACTTCACGCTCAATCCACTTGGCGTCTGCCTCACTCAAACCTTCAAGATAGCTTTTAGATGTTGGCTCGGTATCCATCATAGCCAACCATTTATCTTTCATCAGGTCTTGTACTTCTTTCGACCGGCCATTGGTTTCTATGTGGGTAAAGACAATACCTTTATCTAGGAATAACTCTGGGTTCGATGCAGTTATGATCTCGCTAAGTTCTGCTAGTGCTACAGATACTTCGTCATCAATATGTACTACTGGAGCTTCACCAACTGGGGCATCACCAGCAGCAACAGAAGACGCATCCTCAGTTACTGTAGTGTTGTAATCATCCCACTCGTTGAGTATTTCTTGTGTGGATTTTTTAGACCCGTCTGCATTCTTTGTATCTATGCCTGCTTTATTAGCGAGAACTGCAGCCAAACGAGACGGCCTTACTTTTTTGGTCCCAGTTGTTGGGTCTCCATCCATCTGTGCATTAGAAATACCAGCATCGCTAAGAGCAGATCTTTGTTCTGGAGTTAATACTATTGGTGGGCGACCGCCCTTAGTTTCGGTCGTGGTTGTTTCAGGCGTAGTTGTTTCGGTTGTGCCTGTATCCGCGTCTGCTGCTTCGCCAGATGTATCAGGTACTTCTTCGCCTTTGGCATCACGAGCTGCAGCGTCTGCGCCAGTGGCTTCGCCTGTTGGGTCTAGATCCTTACCGCCTTCTCGGAATCCAGCATCTATTACTGTCCCGCCATCATCTCCCGGTTGCACCATATCAGGTTGATCTTGCCCTTCTGGGAATGACCTTGTAGCTAAAGGTTCTCCAGAGGCTTCTAGAGCTGAGATTGTTTCAGCGTCTAGTTTCTCAAGCTCAGACGGATCTCTTATGACTCGATCAATTAATGTGTCATATTCTGCGCGTGTCTTGGCATTATCAATTGCTCGTCTACGGCCAGTTGCAATTTTCCCCGGATCATTGGATGCGAGAAGTTCATCTATCTCAACTTGTTCGCGTTCTATCCTTGCTCGCCAGTTTCGCAGTTTGCGTACGTTAGCTAGTTCTACTGCTGCAGCTTCTATCTGATCCCAAAGACCGCTTTCTGGATCTGATAGCTTGCCTTCTTTATCGGCTCGAAGAGAGACTAGATGTTCTTCCAGTTGACGCTGTTGATCAGCTAGTATTCTTTCCCCTGCGTTATCTACCGGGGCGGGAACCTCAACACCAGCAGCTCTTGCTACTTCTGCTTGTTCCGCCAGACGGAGTTCTTCATTAACAGCAACGTCTACTTGTTCCCCCTCCGGCGTTAATCTCTCATCTACGCTTGTAGTACGCCCATAGTGTGGCTCTCTGCCTAGCGCCTCAAGCTCGTCTGGATTTAGTGCTCGGCCACTTGGGACACCTTCAGCATGGCTGGGGTCTCCGGGGAATATATCGATGGTCTCGCCTTCTGGGGTTCGCTCGACATGCGGAGCGGTTTGCCCAGTTTTCCATGCGTGCTTGAACTCTTTTTCTCCGAGCTTGGCAATGTCTTCCTCGTGCCAGCCGAGCTTCTTGAGCTTGTCGATGTTCATCAGAGCACGTCTTCCAACGAACCAAGTCGCTCCTTGTGCTATCGCATAGCCTATTCCAGATCCAGCAACAAAACCAATACCTGTATGGGCAGCTAATCTTCCAACACTAAATCCGTCTTGGCGGCCAATACTTATATCTCTCTGTTGGCGTAGAGCTTCTAGTCCAGCTTCTTGACCGCCAGAGATTGTGCCTTCTGTTATCGCAGCTTTTTTTGCGACTTCTTTGCCGACTGCAGATCTAGCAATTTGTCCCTTAGTAACTTGTCCTAATAGCGCTGCAGTACGAACCCCTTTTACACCCCAAGCAACTGGTATAAAGTTAGTCGGGTCCCACGCTGCGTGACCGACGTATCCCTTTGACCATTCCCACCAGCCCGGAGAGCCTTCTTCCCACGGGTTAGGCATGTGCTGTCGTGCTCTCGCCAGACGAGATTTAATACGCTTTGTTTCTACATCATCGCCTATTGTTTCTGCTGCCAGACGACCAGCCATCACAAGGTTTACATCAGCACCTGCTTGACCACGATACCAGTCGTTGACCATGTCCTCGTCTGAGTCAAACTTGCCACCTTCTATTTCATACAGGCGACGCAAGTCAGCCAGAAATCTGGGGTCTGCTAAGAGCTTTGATGGATCTATTGACTCAATGTCATAGTCCCACTTATCCCGATTGGGATCTGCTTGATCATACTCTTGGAGTAAAAGGTCTAGTTCACTCATATTATATTAACTACCCGTTATAACTTGTGTAGGTGCGCGGTAACGTCGTGTTCTTGTGTTGTTATTATCTGGATCAGTTACGGTTGAATCGCTACCCGGTTGTACTTCGTGTGGTGTAGCGCCTCGAATAATCTCAGCAATTTTTTCTATCTCTGCCAATCCTTCGTTTATTTCTTTTAGATACTTGCGTAATTGAACGGTTCTGTCATCTTCAAGTTTCCCGCCATATCTATGCGGCGCACTAACATACGTTTGAATTTGTTGTGCTAGTTGTTGTAGTTGAGTTCTGGTTGTTAATAGCTCTCTAGCAAGCGGTTTACGGTGCGTTGCATCCATAGCTACTGTAAATTCTTCTCCCATATTAGCTAGACTAGTTGCTTTTGTTGACAGTGCTTGAACAGCACTACTAGTTTGCTGAAGCATTAAGTCCGTGTCATCTTCAAATGTACCTGAATCTATATACTCAGGACCGATAATTGATATAGCTCTTCGATTCGATTCACTTGATACATAGGCGCTTTGAGTTTTAGGTAGTGGTGGGGCTGCGCCAGTTACCCGCTGCATTTCTAACGCTGCGTTTTGAAAGACACCTGACGCTGCGCTTTGCAAGTGGTTTGTAACAGCCATTGTATTTACTGATTCGCCCTTGCCAACAATAGCTTCTTTATTACTCGCAGCATAATCTACTAACGCTTGGATATATCGATTACTTCCAGTAGCTAAATCAAAATGGTAGACGCCGCCAGAAGCAAATAATTGAAGGATTGCTCTCTGTACTGCGGCTCGATATGGTTCATCATCCTTGAATCTTTGATCAAAGGCTTCGTCGTCAAGACTAAGATGTGCAGTAATTTGTGATTTGTATTCGTCTGAGTCTAATTCTTTTTCAATAGCTGTTCGTTGAGTGCTGTATTCTCCAGTGTAGTCAGTTGTGTAACTTTGACGGCCCTTTGCAAAGACGCCTTTCTGAACTGCATTAAGATGTGACCACATGTCGGATGGTTTTATTGCAGAAGCATTAGGAAGATTGGCCAGTTCTGCGAGTCTCTTGTACTCAGCAAGTTTTTCTTCCGGCGGGATAGTTGCACTATTGAAATAAGCCCAACTGGTTGAGTCTTTTACCAGACCTTCCAGAGCACGCTTTTGCTCAGATAGTGATTCAGATTGCTCGTCATCATATCTCTGCTTGGCGAATTTTTTGACCATAGACACAAGCTCTTCATTCTTGAATCCAAGTTGATTGGCTAATATCTTCTCGTCTATTTCACCGTTTGCACTGATGATCATATCTTTAATCGTATGCCAATTTTTTGTCAGCGCATTGTTGGCAATCTCACTTAGTATCGGTGCTGTATTCTGCTGTTTTAGTCTGGCTTGTAATTCAGTGGCAGCATCTCCTTCATAGTTCAACATTTCTGCAGTGATTTTTGCTGCTGTATCTACATCTTTGTATGTCTGTAGATTTTTAAGCCAAGTATTATTTTCTAACTCTGCCTGTTTACGATTTCTTTCTGATAGTGTGTATGCTCTATCTTGGTCGGAGGCTACTCTGTCTTCCTTTATCTGCTTGTTGATGTTTTCTAACTGTTGTCTGCTCTGAAAAAATGTATTCCATACACTATCCCCGCCTAATCTTTCTCCCCAAGTTGATTTGAATTTTTGTCTGGCAGATTCCCAGTTAGCTATATCTACGATGCCTTTCTCGTCCTTCATTCCTTCAAGGATATTTCTCCACTCTGAACGTGCTGCTGCTCGACGCCCCGTGACTTTTTCTTCGCCTATGTTTTTGGCGAATCTAAAAAGAGTTCCGGCATCTCCGGTTGCAGGTGAGCCAAGAGATCTTAGCCCCTTCCATACAGTATTGGCTTGATCTATTCCAGATTCATTTACGTATGAATTTCGTATTTCTACTAATGCTTCGTAATCTTTTTCTGGATTGCCAGTTGAACTGGTATCCATATACTCGTTATAACGCCTATCGAGTTCCTCTTGGAGTGTTTGTCTGCGGTTTATTACGTCCCCTGTTTTCTTAAAATCGTACTCTTCTTTATTTCGAGTAGCTATTTCACCAAGACGTTGATCGCTTGGGAGCAGTTCTAAAAGACTGGAGTTGCCACCAGCAAGCGCATTACGCGCCAGCTTCATATCTTCAACAGTCCAATTCGGATTCTGTTTTAGCTGTGTAGCAAATTTACCGGCAATGCCTTTTGCGTCAGCGAGCTTCTTTTCATTCGCTTCTGCCCACCCCTTGCCGACTGCACCTAGTATCCACATTATTTGTTAATTAACCTCAATCCTAGCCGCCTAACAACGTATCCCAATCAATCTTACTAAGCGCTGTACCGAAGCCTTCGCCAGATTTCTGGGCAAGGTTCATCCAGTTAGTAGCTTGAGTACCGGATGCGCTGAGTCCGCCGCTAAACAAACTGGATGCCAATTGGCCAAAGATGGCTGGACCCGGAGCATTGATCGAGGATGTTTTATATACTGCAGATGGAGCTTTGCCTGCGTAAGCCGCTGACGGAATGTTGAGTGTGCTTCCTATGCCTCTTCCGGGGTTGATGTTATCGTATAGACCGGACTGTACGTTCATGTATGGTGCATAACCTGCGGCAGAAGAAACCTCTCCTCGATGAGCGGCACTTACAAGATCCCTATCGTAGAGAGCACTTCCGGTGTTGAGACCAGCAGCTTGGATTTCATACGGTAATGATGAGTATGTCTTTGCGACTTCATCCAAAGTCTGATTACGTTTGGCCATATCTTGGGATAGAGTCCTTTGCGACATCTCTTGACCGCCAGTTATATACTGCATAGCTTCGTCGAAAGCTCTATCGTATGTTGAAGCGTATTCTCCTGCGGCTTTGGCAGTTATTCTTGCCAGAGTATCTTCTGCAACAGATCCCGGCCTGAATTCGTCGCTTCCAATGGTATCGCCAAATTGCCCTCGACTCATTAACCCAGCAACTTCCTCAGACATCATTCTTGTTGTTGCTCTATCTAGAGATTTATCATAACCCGCCTTACGCTTGAGCGCTTCATGCTCTACATCAGACATATCAAAGAAGCGTGCTGTTTTAGCAGGGCCAAGTTCTTGTCTGGCTAATTCCATGTCTTGCGAAAGCGCTTGAGTTCGATCAAGCATTGATCCGCGTAATTTAAGTTCAAGGTCTCGTTCTTTCCGGGCTATGTCTTGAGCGCCCCTTAATTGATTAACATCGAATCCACGTTCTTGAGCAAGTTTAGTATGGTAATCAGTAAGTCGTCTCGTATCGTCAACTCTCTCACCACTCAGTTCATTTTTAAGCTGCTGAAGTTGTGACATTGCAAATGTTCTTTCTTGCTTAGAAAGATTCTGATTCTGAATAAGCTGTTGTATCTGGAAGGCTCGCTCTTGTTTTGCTACTTGGTCAAGAGTCGCTTGTCTCCCCTTCATCCAGTCTTGTTCTCTTACTTTTTGATCTCTGTATCTCCTGTCTTGATCTCTGCCGTACGAGCGTTCTTCTAATGATAGACGACGATTCAGTTCGTCGTTCTGCATCTGTTGCGCCTTGTACCATTTGTCTAGCTCTAACTGGTCATACATACCAGTCAGCGCGTTTGCGCCTAGTGAGCGATTTTTGTATATGAGATCGTAAAGCTGTGCTTGAGAAGCATTAGCTTGCTTCATCGACGCAAATGTGCCGATGCCGCTTATGACTGCGGGGATGATCGATGCCCAGCCCATGATTTAGTTCCTCTGACCCGGCTTAAACGAGTGAACCAAATGCGCTGCCGGATGTCGGTAGTTCGTCGTCTCGTTTTTTCGCGATGAGAGCAGCGTATTCTGCCTCAGTCATTGGTCCCTTGAGACCAAATGACCTTGGTAATACGCGCCGGTCTGATGCTTTTTGAGCTGCGCTTCTAGCGTCTCGTTCTGATCCTAATCGACCTCGTTCTTTTTCTAGTTGTGCCAGAATTAGATCGAGTTCATCATAAGCTCCTTCAGCGCCGTACATATCAATGTCGCCACGGAGCCGTTCTAGAGCATCAGCACTGGCATCAAGAGAGCCAGTATTGTAGTAGCCCAGACGGGATTGGTTGAGCATACTCTTGGCCCTACTTTCAAGAGAGCGCCGTTTGGATAGCAGGTCTCCAAGTCTTCCTTGTACCGCTTCGGACTGCGTATCAAAGGCTCCAGTTGCTTCACCTGCTCGACCGCCGGTGTACTCTGCTGCGCCACGTCTCTTATTTTCTATCTCGGATAACAATCTATCTAATAGATCTTCTTCGTATATTGGTGTTCCAGAGATCTTGTCCGAGTAAGTTCCTGCTTTTGCGATTAAAGCATCAAGTTCGCTTTTGCGATCTGTTCGTAATGCCTTTGTCCTTGTGTCTACATCACCAAGAACACCCAAGGCTCTGGAAAAATCTGTAGGCAATAAAGAACTGAAGCCGGAAATATCACCGCTTATGTCTCCGTACTCATCTTCAAGTTCTTCGATACCTGCTAAACTGCGGGTATCTAAATAACGACCACCGCGTTTTGCTTGCATCGCTTCGTTGTAGTAATCTGATTGTGCGTCTGAAATACGGTCTAGTTCATCTTCTCTATCTTGCAAAAGACTTGTTACATCTGCACCAATGTCAGTACCAAATTGTTTCTGGGTTGAGAAATCAAATGGGAGTAACGAACTAAAGGCTGCAGCATCTCTTTCTTCTTTCTTGAGGCTGTCTTCCATAGCTTCAAGTTCTGAAAGATTGCGTATGTCGTAACCGCCTAGGGATTTTTCATACCCCTCTAGTCTTCCTGTTAAATCACTACCCCATGTTTTTATGCGGCCTTCTTCTGTTACTCGGTCAGCAATTAACTGGTCAAGTTTTTTATCTAGTCCGGCATAGGCGGTTTTTTTCTTGCCTTGCCAATCGGAGGGCATAAATAAATTATTACCAAATTGTGCAGTTTGACTTTCTTCAGTACCTAGATCGCCTAAAGATGAATAGACGCCACCGCCTTTTAGAGCGTCTGAAATGTCGTATTTTCCATAAGCCTTTTGAAGATTTGAAAAATCTGTATTCTGCTGATCTCTAAACTTTTGCCATGCGCTTTTCTTTGTTTCGTGAGTTTCACCAAGAGATGTAGCTCTTCCTAAGTTTCCTGAGACCATTCTACTGATTGCACCATAATCACTACGGGGGTCCGTAAGATCAAAGTCGCTTGTAAAATCAAATTGATGTTTAGTCCCCCAAGGAGTATCAACTATTTTCTTTCTTTGTGGCCTTGCCCCACTAGGTCTAGTTAAACCACTGAGACTGTCTAATCTAGATTGTGCATTAGAACCATATCCTTGAAGATTAGATAAATTAGCAGTGTAATCAAGATCGGCTAATTTATCTTTAGCGCTTGAGGCTTGTCCGCTTATATTTCCAAGCATTGTATTGTATTGACCCGCTTCTCGATTCCAATCGCTTATACCCCCAGAAAGAGATTGCTTTGCCTGCGTCCTACCTGTACCAGTAAGCCATGCGTTTTTCTCTTCTTGCGTATCCCAAGGATCGTTTTTCTTGCTGCCGCCATACATGCCCATAATTAAGCCTCTTTTCTAAGCTCGTGGTGTTCCTTTATCCAATCTTCAAGCTGCTCTTCATTGTCTCGGAACTGATTAAATTCAAAAATTCTCTTGATCATATTACGAGCATGGCTCATCCCTCCGCAGATCATTCCTACTGTAATAAACGTGTTCACAGCCATGCGATAAACAAAACCAAAAACCTGCTCCTTGGGAACTGAACTCTTTGCCCAGTGATTACTGACATCCCAAAGCAAGATGTCTACCCCTGCTGTAGCAGTAAGCACTTCTCTGTGTTTCAAGTAAAACGGATTGAGCTGTAGATCTACGCATACTCGGTATAACAGTTCGGACATAGATGAACTGAGATCCTCAGATTCACCATCAACAAGATCATCGGCAAGACGCATCATATGTCCAATAATCCGACAAAATTGAATTGCGTCCTCATCACCGCACGCCAATTCGATCTGCATATCGATGAGTTTTATATCGCCAGTCATTAGTTCTGTCTAGTTGAAGCTATTGTGACTGCTAGGTCTGACGGATTAGATGCGCTTGTAATGACGTATCCAATTTTCTTTGCAGACGATGTCGAATCAACTGCTATAGCAGAAGCAAAAGCTGCTGTTATACCCGCAGAAGAAGCAGAGTACGTTGTTCCAACGGTAGCGCCATCAACAGTAACCTGGACAACACAAGTGCCAGATGTTAGTGCGATGTGTATAGCGTCTAAGTTTATTTTTTGTTTGTAGATTGTTTTAATATCGTAACTGCCGTTCCTTACAATGTTCGCAGCAGTTGGATCATGCAACATAAGTGCTCTGGCTGTTGGAAGAGTACCGCCAGTTGGAGGCGCGGAGAAAGTAACTACAGGCGCAGAGGTGAATCCAACGCCGCCATTAGTTAGGGTTATTGAATCAACAAACCCAAGTGTTGCTGTTACGATTGCAGCACCAGCAGATCCGCCGCCGCCAGTAATTGTTACAGTTGGTTTGGATGTATATCCAGACCCGCCATTTGTGACTTCTATTCCAATAATTACTCCGCCATTAACATAGGCAGTTGCTTCAGCACCAGAACCAGCGCCGCCAGTAAATCCAATAGTTGGTGCGCTGGTATAACCAGACCCGCCAGCACTAACTATTACAGTATCTACTTTTCCGCTAATAGTGGTGGTTGCAACTGCACCAGAGCCGTCACCACCAGTGAATGTTATGGAAGGAGCAGAGGAGTATCCTTCGCCACCTGTTTCTAATATCATCTGATTGACAGTTGTAGTTCCTTTGGGGTGAGCGTGAAATGACTCAGAGCTGACATCTGCTGGTAACTGAGCAATCGGAATTCGTGCACTTGAATCCAAGGAAGCGACACCGTTTGCTACGCCTTTAGTTGAGACCGCAACAACACTGGTAAGATCAACTGCTTTATATTCAAGAGCAGTTCCTGTGCCGTTTACGTGCAGAGCTTGTGATGCGTTGGTTGCAGAAAAACTTGGTAAGGACGACTCAGGACTTGTAGTTAGCCATTGCGTCCCATCATAGAACTTAAGTTTATTCGGCGAGGTCGAAGAATCGTGCCATAAGTCTCCAGTTGATGGAGCAGATGGGGTCGTTCCAGAGACTGTTAATTTTGCTTTTAATCCAAGATCAGTAGTTAGAGAATTTACTTTACCTTGTGGGATCTCATTGTTGTCTATTGTGATCTTGCCAAAATCAACCAACCCAGTAGTTGTATCACAAAAACCAGCCTGCAGCATGATCCCGGTTACAGCCTGTGATGCAACATTCTCTACAGTCAGTATTGTTACTGTATTGCCAGTAGCTACAGCAGAATTAAATGTGACAGTGTTTGAGGTGCTGCTAGAGGTGTAGTCGTATGACCCGCCGGTTCTTTGGAGGATGCCATTCTTGTATACATTGAGCTGTGTATCTTCGTCGTGGGTAAACGCGAAAACAGATTGCGCCCCAGTAGTTACATAATCTGTACGCGTGTATCCAGTTATTGCTGTAGTTCTTACTTTGAAAACAGTTACCAGTGTACTTACAGATAAGCCAGCATTAAAAGTAACAACTCCGGCGCTGCCGGTTCCTCCTGTAGAACTGGTAGTGTAGTCGTAAGTAGCACCTTCTCTTTTTAATACACCACCTACATATACAAGCAAGGTGTCGGTAGAATCATGGGCATAATCAAATGCTGTTTGACTTGCTGTCGCAATATAGTCGGCTCGCCCATGAAATATAGGAGCACCGATCTCTCCGACTACAGATCCTGCTGCGCCAGTAATTTCAGAAAGAGTTACTAGATTTATCCAGCCTGTCTCTGCATCAGAATATGTGCCCACTCTATATTGAATACCAGCACTTGAATCTTTCCTTAGTTCTATTGGGCCATCAAAAACCCCTGCTTCGGTAAACAATATATCGAGAAGCTCGCCAACCGTCTTATCTCCTAATTCGGCGGCATTTACATACCTGACGATATTCTCAAATTCGGTGTTGATATTGCCCGTAGACCCATAGTTCTGCGGGTACTGTTGTCTAAGTCTTGCCATATTATGTCTCGCGTACGTTTATAGCGAATCCGATCAGACGGAATAGGCCCGACGCCTGAGTCGTAAATTTGAGTTGAATGCCTCTGAATCTGATGTCCAATTTTCTTTCATACTGGGCGGATAATGGCACGCTACCTATAAATGTGTCGTCCGCGCCTGATGGCTCAACATCAAAGAATAAGGAACCTAAATCCCTGCCATTTTCGTCGATCATTTCAATATTAAGATTGCCAGTTCCTTGGGCCTGAATAGATATACTGTAGCAATCTTTGGTATTGGTAAGAGAACCACACCAGAGTATTGGGGTTTGTACCACCATCTCTGGGGCAATATCTGTGGTGTCTTCTACTTTTTTAACATCATAAACACCACCCGGTGTGCCTAGTACAAATTGTCCTCCAAGAAAAGCACCGCATCGTCCTTTAACAAAGTCACCAGTGCTCCACCTAGGTGCTTGACCGCCAGTTTCTGGATTCATAGTTAGCGTTAAACGCCTAGTATCTTCTCCGCCTGCTATTGGAAAGAACACATGGTACTGGCCTTCGTCTTGGTCGAACACTGCGGAAATTGTCTCAACATCTTCCACCTGAGAAACGAGTTCTCGATATGTAATCTCTACACGACCCGACATGGACTCACTAAATACAAGGATTCCGTTATCCTCAGATCTTTTTATAGAGTGAATACCTGATCTTGAGCAGAATAATAGATCTGTTCCAGCATGGGCAATGCTGTTATGGGAGATGGTTCCAATGTTTATATTGGCCCTGTCGTCCAAGTACCAGTTATTAATACTGGGGTCTACAGCATAAATAAACGTCCTGTCTTGGGTAAAAATAGCCAGACGATTTTGTTCGAAGCTCGCTATCCCAGTGATTTGATCTGCAGTTCCTAGGATATTAGCTATGTTTATATAGCCAGCTCTTAATACACTGACTTCATCATCATCTTCGTCATCTGGGAATATCTGATCGTTATCAACTCTAGAGAGGTGTACCTCGGTTTCCTTACCCGGCATACCGGCTACAGCTAGACGGCGTTGAATAGAAGCAAAGTAAGCTGGACCCATTGCAGCAAGTGATGGGGATTTCGTAGCTTCCCATTTAGCTCCGTCAAAACTGTACATCGGTAAGGCGGCAGCTCCGAAGTGAACCTTCCGATTAAATACAGTGCTGGCTACTTTAGCTGATATGGGGTAAACGGCAGTACGGATACCATCATCCGTATTAAAAGCTACTTCCCCACCAGTTTTTTCTGCCCATGCTGTTTTATCAGGGCTATAGAATGTAATGTGGTTTACTTGATGGGTTCCTACACGATGCTCTGCCCCCGGATCTCTAATGATCTGTCCGCGCCAATCACAATATCCGTTGTCCAGACGAATTAAAGACTGGTTTTTCTGGGTGTCTTGAGAACGAACGTCTCTAGAGCTATCTAGGCCAGAGAATGTTTCATAAGCGAACGTCTCTATGGCAACCCCAGATCGGGATTTTATTCTTGATGCCATTAACTAGAAGATGTAGTGGTGGTTTTTAGATCAAGTCCGGTTATAGGACTCGTTTTCTTTGCGCCAGATCTAGTGGTATTGAGGACCGACTCATCGACCCGTCTGAGTTTGATCGCTGTATTCCCACCCCCTCCACCATTTACTGTATCTTTGCGATTTAACAGATCCCAAAGTTCCTTATTCAGAGTCTGGTAATACGCTGGCGCATAAATTTGTACATTAGCGCTGCCCTGCTGTATTGCGTACTGCATAAGCAGACCTTGAATAATTATGTTGTCGTTTACTTCTCTTATATCCTGTGGGTGGCGATAGTAATCAAGTTCGGTGCCGTCCCAATAAGGATGGTTTCGGACTTCGTCTATTGTCTGGTTGCCAAATTCTAGAAACATCAGGATTACGTCACCATCCGAACTTGATGGGTGGAAATCGCCGAATCGTCTCAATGCTGACATGGTCAGTGATTCTAGAGGACTATATGTACCCGGTATATGCGGGTTTAGAATCCGGTCTTCTGCCATTACTTATTTTCTCACGATCCGACCAATCTTAAAGAAGTGATGTCTCTCGAAGTGCACGGCTTGATCTGATGGGACGGTCCAAATTAATCGACCATCGTTTTGTTTCTCATCACATGTCCAGCCACCACCGATATAAGAAACATCAAACCTGATCGGCTCGGCTTCTTTCGAGATGTATTTAACTTCAGTAGGCTGTTCGGGTGCTATAGATTTTTCCGCTGTCATGCTCATTCCTCATAAAAAAAGGGCCACGGCGAAGATGCCGTGACCCTTATTAAGCCCAAAAAGCTGGGTAAGGTCGTCCCTATATTAAGCTAGAGCCGTCCAGTTTTTGATGTGCGCGTGCACTTTGTCCTGCATGAGTTCCAGACCACATTCGGTCAGGTACTCATGCTTCACTGCATCTTCGTCTGGAGCCTGACGGCCTTTCAGAAGGGCAGTGTCGCGTCCTTTAAGGTAGCGATACCGGACCCAAGGCAGGTCAACAATTACCATTGAATTGGCCATGCCGGGGATCTGACGGAACTGTGGGTGCAGATGGACCATCAAGTCGCCTGCGAAGGTTGCATAACGAGTCATAGACACGCCATAAGAACCGTCGACAACTGTCGGTGCCCATCGATCTTTGCCCATCTTCTGCATCAGCGAGCAGACGCGAGCGCCACAAAAGGCGATCTTCTGCTTGGAGCCGAAAGCAAAAATGGTCTCGATCAACGCTTGGTCGAACTCGTCTTCGGTGATACCACCAGAACCATACGGAGACGCGTCAGCATCTAGTACGGTGGTCATCGAATTCAGAAGTCCGCCGGTGTAACGAGTAGGTTGAGCAGTGGAACCACTGGCCTCGTGCTTCTTACCCCAGAACATGGCGCGTTCAATATCGCTCATGTGGAGTTTGAGACCTTTCTGAGTTACTTCGTCTTCCTTGTCACCAGTCCGCAGGTACGTCGCACGCAAGGTTTCCGTCACTTTGAAAGCTGTACGAAAAATCTGCGTATAGTTGGACGCGGCCACCGCATCAAATGATACGGCTGTCGGGCTGGTGGCACCTTCTTGAGCTGCAAAGCCTGCAACGATCAGATCATCATTGTCGGCAATAGTGAGAGTCGTGCCCCCAATATTCCGTGCAACAGTAATCGCCGTTAGAGACGATGCGTCAGCAGATGCCTGCATAACTTCGCCACTATTCACGTTCACGATAATTGCGCCATTAACGACGAATTTGGTCGTGTCGGATGAATCGACGACTAGTGCAGTTACACCTGCAGCGGTGGTTCCTGACATATTGATCTTCATCTTCCGCTCTGGCATTTCATCACGGAAGTGTTTGAACTCTGGGTCGTCAGTAGCTTCACCCTGAGTCATAGCGAGTAGAGCATTTAACGGTGCTGTGCCATTTGGCTCCAGCAACGTGAATAGCTCACGGTAGTTTTTGGGGCGGAAGTCGACGCCAAATTCGCCAGTGCCCCGTAAACCTTGGATAGCAGCCATAATCATGGTCTCCTAAAAAAGTTAAAAGGTTAAACGGTTTAGTTTGCGATTTGCCGTCTGCGGAATGTCCGTCGCAGTTTCGGGAACGCTTAACTCAGGAGCCGTAGCGCCTGATGTGGTGATTTAACACCCTTACGAAATATTTTTCGTCCCTAAAAGTGAATCGGCCCCGACCCATCCACGGAGGAGGGAGCGCGGGGTGAAGAGAATAGGGCCGGAGCCGATTCGATTAAACTGTTCCGTCTAGTCCTTGGTTCCTCGAAGCCAGAGTTGCAGCGGCCAGACGGTCTAAAGTGTCATCCATTTCTTCTGTCGGTTCGGCAGATGTAGTGGCTGTGGTTGGAGCTGCGCCCATTGATCCGGTATAGGCTGTTCGTCGTTCGTTGATAGCCTTCATTCTCTGGTATTCACCAGACTGAAGGGAGTCACGAAATGCAGTTGCGATGCGGACAGTAAGATCAGGATCTACAAAATCTTCTGGTGTGAAGCCCATCTCAGTAGCAAACATCATAAACTCAGGACCAGCTTCGTCCGGCAGATTCAGGTGTTGCTGGGCACGATCAAGATTGTTGGCAATCTGTTGTCTGGACGCCATTTCAGCTTGGTCATTCGCACCAGAAACGCTTGCGCGAGCAGCATCTCCAACAGCTTGTGAGCCTGCAACAACTTCCTGCATCATTTGCTGTGTATGGAGTTGCATCTGTTGCAGCGCCTGCATGTTCTGAGCAATATCCCTATATCCGGGTGGGAGCTTAACTGCGTTTTCGTCTTCCCATACTTTAAGCGAGTCATTTCCAACATCATCCTGAACTGCTGGATTTGTATCTGAACCAACTTCGCCACGCTGTTTTGATTCCTCTGCTTTTGCTGCTTCTATCATAGCTTTTGCTACGTCACCAGCATCCCCACCGAATCTTTCCATCAGAACATTAGCTACATCCATCACAGGTTTTAGCTGTTGATGTTTGTAGTTCATATCCCTGTAACGGTTGAATGTACCGCTGATTTGTCCGGGGGTTAGTTTGCGTGTGTCATTCTCCCCAAACTCAACATCATAAATGACGGGATCTTTCTTTTGCTTGTCAGCTTCTGTTTCAGGTGCGCCTTCTGAGGCGGCCTTCTCTTGGGCTGTGGGGCGATCCTTGTCTTCAGTGGCTGCCAGAGGATCGGGTTTTGTTGACGGTGTTGCTGGTTCAACACCCATTCTGGCCGCAGCCATGCGGTCTACGTTTGCCATCTGTTCTTCTTTACTCTCAGTCTGTGCCATTTGGTTTCTCCATTTCGGCCTTAGCGGAAGTTAGAGCGACCTCGTTCTCCAGACGGAGTCTCAGTCGATCAGGTAATGTGAGCAATTGTCGTGCAGCCCAAATTGCTCCTCGTCGGAAATTGATCTCATCAATATCCATTTTTCTATGCTCGGCTATCTGTGCCGCAGCGGTCAGTATTTCCTCGTTCATTACGTCTTTAACGTATACCCACCCCTTCGATCTTTCCAGCGTATCGAGCACCCTCAATGCTGACTTTTGATCCATGCGCTAATCAGTACCTCCGTAGTTGTTTATCTCATCTTCAGGCTCTACTTTTGCCCAAGTTATTCGCCCATCTTCATGGGACGTCAGACGATAATTAACTGGCCTGAGTTCCCATTTTACATAGACATCGTCTACCGGGGGTATTGGTTTCCAGAAAGCACGCCATTTATCTGATATGTTCCCTAGTATGCTCATTTCTTTCTGTTTAGTTGTGTCGGACCCGGTAGTATCCACCCCAAAATTATGGGCACAATGAAAAAAAGAACAAGCCCCCAACCACCAACTTCTACGGCCTTCTGAGCAACTGACCATAGATTATCTGGCGAAGCAACCATTTTTGCAGCTTTAACAGCAGAGCTTCCACCAATTTCTGTTGCTGCGTCTGTTACAAA